GCTTTCAGATACCACATCAAGTTGGCTACGCACCCAGTTGGCACGGGTGTTTTGCACAATGTCTTTACGACGTCCCTGGTATGGAGAACGGAGACGTTTTTCTAGTTGGACTTTCCATGAGCCACCTTCGGGCATTGGAAGTTTTTTTGCGCCCATCTTCGGGGCTGGTTTCTTTGCTGCGGGCATTACTTTTTCCTTGCGTTTCTGTTTTCTTTATCCCACTGGTTTGCCATTTCCCGAAGCGTACTCAATGCACGACGACGAGCGTTATGTTGATTAGCCCATTTGTCGGTGTCCATAATGCCGTCTATATTCCAGTCAATCCAGGCTTTTCGTTGCATAGAGAGATACCGATTTTTTTCATCTGCAAGCAACTTTTTGATTTGCCGTTCCATCACACCAGGGACAGGAAGTTTGGTTGGGCGTGTTGCTTTAGGGGCAACTTGTTTACGAAGGACGGCTTTCTTAGGAGGCATTATTTCATTTTTTTGCGCTTAACCAAACCGCCAGGTCCACCAGCAAACATACGGTTAGCGGGCGGGGTTGGCTTCGGCTTCTTAGGCATTGGTTGTTTCTTAATAGGAGCCATTACTTCATCTTCTTTCGTTTAGCGATATGGTTTGTAATCGGGGCGTTCAGACTTCGGCTTTTGTAGAAAACTAAATGGTTCTGGTTTTTTCTTTCCAGGAATGGGTACAATCTTGAAACCCATACGAAGAAGTTGTGCGGGCGTTGAGGCAGCCTTAAGTGCTTGCGCTGCCGTGTTTGCCATGAAAGAACCAGAGTTTCCTGGCATTGGTTTCTTTCCACCCGACGACTTACCATTTTTGTTTGACATTGACCTTGCCATTATTTCATCTTCTTTCTCTTAGCGGCAACCTTCTTCATTGCCTGTTTCTTCATTGCTTGCTTTTTCATTGCCATTCCAGCGGCTTTCATGCCAGCCTTCGTGTACGGGAACTTCTCTTTGCCAACCATCGGCATAATAATCTCCTTGTTGTAGGTGTTACCACTTTACCTTATTAGCCCAGTATGCCGCAGACATCTTGCCCTTAGAGATATTGGACGAATGACGGGCTTTGAACGACTCCCGACGCTTCCTGTAAGACGCCGACTCCCCAGCCTTCTTCGGGGAACCAGACACCCCCTGTTGACCGAAACGGATAGTCTTCACCTGGTCGCCCTCTTTGGCGACAACCACATGGGACTTGGTGGGGTGGCTAGGGGTGCGCTTAGGTTTGTTGAAACCTGCAACGCCAGCCCGTGCCAAACGTGGGTCTTTCTTATTCACCTGTACCTCGCAGTCTTCTTCGCTATCTTCGTAGGTTGCTTAACAAACTGTTCACCCTTCTTCATGCCTTCCCTTTTGGCTTTAGAAGTAGCCGCATACTCTGAAGACGACAACGCCTCACGAGCCTTCTTAGGAAGATACCTTTCCCCCGTCGCCCCCTTACCTTGGGTGCTGGGCTTACCAGACTTCGTGCCCCAATCCTCTTTGGTCCACTTAGACAACGACTTCTGCTTTGCTGTCTTACTACCAGAGTATCCACCGCCAGCCTTCTCGTATGCTTGAGCAAGTAACTGGGCTTTACGGGCAGACCACTGCCCAGACTTGCCACCCTTAGAACCTGACATAATCTGGTTCTTTAGACGTTCCCGAAGTTGGGGTTTGGTGTAAGCCACTTAGTTGTCCTCTTGTAAATATCCTGCACCTAGCAGAATATCACGCACGTTATGGGACACTAACTTGGTTTCCCCTTTTTCCATACGGATTGCATGACGCCCAATGTCAGCGATAACACGGCGGTTAGCGGTGACCAGGACTGTCGGCTCATCAGCAGGTTGCCAAACCTTCCCGCCCAACAACCCCCCCGTGCCTGTGGCTTTTATAAGGGCTGCTGAGGATTTCCGCCAAGTCATCTTGGCTGCCGATGCTGCCTTCTCTTTATCCCGTCTGCCAGCCCCCTGCTGGTATTCGTGGAGCATCGCTTCACAAAGGTCATCTATTGTAACCTCGTACCAATCTCCCCTATTCCAGAAAGTGTTATGGTCAGCGGGCTTAGGGTAAGCAGGGACAGACGTACTGGCAAGGTTAATGAAATCAGAATGACCTGTCATATCGGACATGATGGTAGGGATACCCATAGCGATAGTTTGCAAAGGCATTAACCCAAACCCTTCTCCTCTGGAGGCGGCTACGAAACAGTCCGCCGACGCATACAAGTCATACTCCTCCTGAAGCGTCAGCCATTTATCTATAACTTTGATACACGGATGCGAAATAATAGGAGGTTCGCCCTTGGCGGTTTCTGCAACCTTCAACACCAGTTCGGCATCAGGTAACTCCAAGCGTTCAAACGCCCGTACAACAAGGTCCAAACCTTTACGTTGCCAAGAGGACCCGCCCGCCACAAACCTAAACACATCATTCTTGGGGGCTGGAGAAAACTTCCAAACCGTAGGGTCAATCCCCAAATGTACCATCGTTACAGTTTTGTGATAACGAGAAAACAATTCTAGGTTATGAACACAGGGAACAACTATCTGGTCAAACTGTGCTAACGGGTCAGCAAAACTGTCAGGCAAAACAGATGTTTCCCACATTGTAAACACGACCCGTTTCTGTCCTTTATACCAACCTTTAACCATGTCAGGTTGCATACAAGAAATACGCACCTCGGACAGAGGATTGTTCTCTACACCATTAGGTAGATGCCTGTCTAAAGACAGGAACATATTTCCGTATCCGAAGTGGGCGGCGTTAAAACCTTCTAGATGAACGGTCCTCAGACCATTCCCGTCTCCACTTGCCATGCCTCTTTTGCTTTCTTCTCTAGATTTGCTGCGCCTTCTATTGTCTTAGGTTGCAAACCGTCTTGACGCAATCGTTTATAGGCAGGCATATCTTTCTGCCACCTAGCCTCGGTAGCGTTAATCTGCGCTGCCCGTTCCCCGCCTGTAGTTGTATGGTTCGGGGCAACACGCACGTTTGCAATCCTGCAACCGAAACAACCTTCAACATCAAGGTTCGGATGTGTTTCCCTATGCTTCACGAAATGTATGCTCCGTATCCCGCAGCCGTCAGGCTGGCTACCTCTGCCGCTGTCACCTCTGTACTATGCCCACCATAATAGGTTTTTGCAACATCGTTAAGCGATGGGGGTTGGTCTTCCGTGTAGATACCTGTCTTAAGAAAGTAGACGTTGCGCCCACGAGGACCGCTAGGGATACGAGAGAACAAGTTGTCCCCAATGTCTGTGCCGTAGTAGACAACGAAATCATCTGTTGGTGGTGTGAAGAAAGCCATTTGCTTACAGGATAGCAAAAGCCCCCCACCTTTTTACGGGCAGGGGGCTTCGCAAAGAGGCTTCAATTACTAAGCGTTTGTGCCGATGCTTGAGGCTGACTCAATGCGGCGAAGGCTTGCCTCACGGAAGCGACCATAGCCACCCAGCCAGTACCAGCCGAGAGGCTGGAGGCGCTGGAGGATGTCGGTCACAGTACCACGGACAATCTTCGGCGTTGCGCCGTTACCGTCAGTGCTACTAAACGCCTTAGCAAGTGCTTGGCGTCCCATGATGAGGGTTGCATAAACGTCAATGGTTCCGCTTGAACCGCTGTTGTTTGAAGCGTTTGCAAACAACGGAGCACGAGCCGTCTCAATGAAACGCACCGATTCAAACTGACCGATTTCGCCGTTGTAGATTGCTGAGGAATCAACGTAGGTGTGTGGGTCACGCCAGTTGGCTGCACCGTTAGCGCCACGGAAGTCGTAGGAAACGTCTGGGTGGATGTAACCCATGTATGCGCCATTGAAGGACGCTACGTTTGCCTTACGCAACTGTGCCGTAACCTTGCGAACGTCGTCACCAACGAGGATGTCGTCGGTGTTGATTGTGGTACGGCTGGATGGGTCGGTTGCTCCACCCGTTGCATAGTTGACGTTTGTACCTCCAGCAAGAACGTCGGCAATGATGGTGTCAATGGAGTCACCTGCGTTGTAGCCAACGATGTTCGCTGCGGTTACGTCTACGTCCAGGAACGAAGTGCCACGCAACTTAGCGGTGGTGACAACTGCGTTACCGTATTCCTCAAGAGTAACGGTTACTTGGCTGTCGCTCATAGCAACAGGGGTAACGTCGGTTACTTCGTTGAGGGTGCTGGTTGCTGGGGCAAGGTCAGCGAAAATCGTGAACTTGACAGCCGAACCTGGCATGGACTGGGCGGTTGGCTGCACATCGGCAGCCTGGTCAAACAGAAGTTCTGAACGCAAAGCAAAGTAAGCAATGCGGTCAAACGCAGTCTGGTCTACCAAAAGTGAGGAGGTTGTGGTTTCTCCTGCCATTTGATTTCTCCTAAAAGGTTGAGGTTAGTTTTGTAATGCTTGCCGTGCCTCAGCCAAAATGCGTTCAACTTCCCCAGATGATTCTGCTTCTTGAATACGACGGTTCCAGTCAATCGGAGGATTTGCTGTGCCTGCCCCTTGAGCAACCTTGTCAACTCGTGACCACGCATCTGCGTCGCTTACCTCGTTGGAGGGTGGAGTTAACAACTGTGCTTCTATGGCAGCCTGATGGATTGCGTCGGGACTTACGTCTCCGTC